GTTTTTATCATAACAAAAGCTGGTTTAAATCCTGTATAAGCAAATGCTCCATTAGTAGAACCATTTCCTGTGTAGCTCCCAAATTTTGAGTAGCCTTTTTTTTGTGTCCAAGCATAACCAACATAAGTTGTTCCATTTCCATTTACTCCACCATCTGTTCCAACATATATTTTTGTGGCATCTGGATTTGTGTTATTCCAAACATTATTTCCTGACCTAACTGAAGCAGTATCGTTTAAATAAAGATATTGATTTGCATTTAAACTTGGGTGTTTCATAAACCAATTATCTGTATTACTTCTACCTTTAATTAAAACAACATCTGGTGCTACACTCAACCCATGACCAACTGTGGCGTTAGAACCTGTTCCTGTATAGGACACGATACTAAATCCACTCGTAGTATTCGCAGAAACTGTTGAGGTTACACTTCCATCTGTATTTGATGAACCTGCTCCATTTGCCTTCAAATTCCAGCCAACATAATTTGTACTGCTTCCATTATATCTTGTATTGTTTCCTAAAGAATAACCATCACTATCAAAAGAAGTTAAACCATCTGCATGTGTAGCTGAATCATTTCTATTTGAAGAAAGAGCTTTTGTTG